GGACGTGATCGTCCGGCGCTGGGAGGAGTTCACGGGTAAGAAGGCGGTGCTGGATGGCAACGAAAGCCACACCCAAAGCAGCTGAGCGCGTCCTGCGCGAGCGCAAGGGTATCGCCCTGCGCCTGGCTGGTGCCACCTACGCGGAGATTGGCGAGCAGCTAGAGATGAGCGAGTCGGGCGCCTACCGACTGGTCAGGCGCTGCCTGGATCGCGAGCGCGCCCGCACCGAGGAGGACGCCGAAACACTGCGTCAGATCGACCTGATGCGCGTGGAGCGGGCCATCCTGGCGCTGTGGACACAGGTCAAGGCCGGGCACCTGGGAGCCATCGACCGGCTCCTGCGCTGTCTGGACATTCGCGCCAAGTACCTGGGGCTGTATGCGCCGGTTCGCCGCGAACTCTCCGGCCCGGAGGGAGGGCCGATCCAGCATGAGTATGACTTCTCGCACCTCTCCGACGAAGAACTTGATGCCGCCATTGCCGCCGCCGAGGCTGCTGAAAGAGGAGAAGCTGCGGAGGCAGCGGAGGAGGCAGGCGCAGAGGAATAGTGCCTCCCGTCGCTACTGGTCCGACCCGGTCGGCTTCCTACGCGACTGCATCCGCTGGCCCGCCGGCAAGGGCCCCACGCCCTACCAGGAAGAGATCGTGGCGGAACTACCTGTCAAGCGCCGAGTGGCCGTCCGCGGCCCGCACGGTCTGGGTAAGACGGCGCTCTCGGCTTGGGTGGTGTGGTGGTTCGCACTCACCCGCGACGGCGAGGATTGGAAGATCATCACGACGGCGTCGGCCTGGCGGCAGTTGGAAGTCTACCTGTGGCCGGAGATCCACAAGTGGGGGCGCCTGATCCGCTGGGACCGCATCGGCCGGGCGCCCGTGACCGACGCGGAACTGCTGATGTTGAACCTGAAGCTCGCGACCGGGGCCGCCTCCGCTGTGGCCTCCAATCAGCCGGCGCTCATCGAGGGCGCGCACGCCGACCGCATCCTGTACCTCTTCGACGAGTCCAAGACCATCCCCGAGGGCACCTGGGACGCAGCCGAGGGCGCGTTTGCGGGCGCGGGGGAGGGGAACGAGCTTGAGGCCTTGGCCCTGGCCGTATCCACGCCGGGCGAGCCCATCGGCCGTTTCTACGACATTCACCGCCGGGCGGCTGGCTTTGAGGACTGGCACGTGCGGCACGTCACCCTCGAGGAGGCAATCGCCGCCGGGCGCGTGAGCCCGCAGTGGGCAGAGCAGCGCAAGCGGCAGTGGGGAGAACAGTCGGCTGTCTACCAGAACCGCGTGCTCGGGCAATTCTGCTCCAGCGAAGAGGACAGCGTTATCCCGCTCTCTTGGGTGGAGGCGGCCGTGGCCCGCTGGGAGGCTGGCGGTACCCGAACCGGCCTTACCTGCCTGGGCGTTGACGTGGCCCGCTCCGGCTCAGACGATACGGTACTGGCCCCGCGGCACGGAGTGCGCATCGAGGAGCTGCGTCGCTACAGCCTCGAGGACACCATGTCCACCACCGGCCGCGTGGCTGGGGTGCTGCGCCAGGGAGGCTACGCCGTGGTGGACGTGATCGGCCTGGGCGCCGGCGTGGTGGACAGGCTGCGCGAGATGGGCCTGCCGGTGGTGGCCTTCAACGCCGCGGAGGGAACGCCGGCGCTCGACTCTTCTGGGGAGCTGGGGTTTGTGAACAAGCGCTCAGCCGCCTGGTGGAACATGCGCGAACTGCTGGACCCGACGTCGGGGGCCGACCTGGAGCTACCGCCCGATGACCTGCTGATTGGGGATCTCACCGCTCCCAAGTGGCGCGTGATGAGCGGCGGGCGCATCCAGGTGGAGAGCAAGGACGACATCCGCAAGCGACTCGGGCGCTCGACAGACTCAGGGGACGCCGTGATCCAGGCGTACTGGCGCGATCCGGTTATGGAGTCTGATGCCATGGTGGAGTTCTACGAACCGGTCAGCATCAGCCCCTTCTAGGGGGAGGTAGCATGGGATTCCTTGACATCTTCCGATCCGCGGCTCCCGCGCCGGTGGTATACGACTCCCCGGAGCTGGAACTGCTCACGGAGCGCCTGGCTGAGCTGGAGCTGGCGCTTGAAGACGTGGGCTGGGTGCGCCTCGGTATGGAGGGCGAGCGCGAGTTCTCCCGCGAGGGCCTGGACCGCATCACGCAGATCGCCCGCTACAGCTACCTCAAGAATCCGCTCATCAACCGCGGCGTGGAGGTGCAGCGGCTCTACGTGTTCGGGCAGGGTGTCAACATCCGGGCCGAGGATGAGCAGGTCAACGAGGTGGTGCAGGCGTTCCTGGCTGCCAATAGGAGCGAGTTCCGGCAGTCCGCCCTTGGTGCCAAGGAAGTGGAGCTGCAGGTAGCCGGCAACCTGTTCACGGCCATCTTCTCGAACATCGCCACCGGAGAAGTGCGCGTGCGCTCCGTCCCCGCTGAGGAGATCCGGGACATCGTGACCAACCCCGACGACCGGGGCGAGCCCTGGTTCTACCTGCGCGCCTGGAACGACGCCCGCAACCGTCGCCAGGAAGTGCTCATTCCCGACTGGCAGTACGACCCCGCCGCCAAGCCCGCCACATATGCTGTGGGCGGTCAGAACCGCTCGGTGGACTGGTCGGTGCGCATCCACCACGTCAAGGTCGGCGGCTTCGCCCACATGCGCTTCGGGGTGCCCGAGGTCTTCTCCGGCCTGGACTGGTCCCGCGCCTACAAGGAGTTCCTCGAGGACTGGGCCACTATTGTGCGCTCCTATGCGCGGTTTGCCTGGAAGCGCAAGACCCCGGGCGGCAAGGCGGGAGTGGCCGCCGCCAAGGCCAAGATGAATACCGGTGTGGGAGCCTCGCTCTACGATACCAACCCGCCGCCCGTGGCCGGGGCCATGGCCATCATGAGCGAGGGAAGCGACCTGCAACCCATCCGCACGGCGGGTGCCACCACTTCCGCTGAGGACGGCCGCCGCATGCTGCTGATGGTGGCCGCTGCCATGGGCTTGCCGGAGACGTTTTTCGGGGATGCCTCCGTGGGATCGTTGGCCACGGCCAAAAGCCTGGACCGGCCTACCGAACTCAAGTTCCGCGACCGGCAGTCACTGTGGGAGGACTGGCTGAAGGAGTTGATCCAGTACGCCATCGAGCGCGCCATGGCGGCCCCCAGCGGTCCGCTGCCCGTGATGCTGGACGAAAAGGCGCGGCACCTGGATGTGGACTTCCCACCCGTGTTGGAGCGCGATATCGACCGCACCATCGGCGCGATCGTCACCTCTGCCACCCTGGACGGCAAGGCGCTGGCCGGGACCATGGATCTCCCCACGGTCTCTCGTATGCTGCTGACGGCGCTAGGCGAAGACGACGTGGACGAAATCCTAGCTGCGCTCTTCCCCGAGGGCTGGGAGGACCGGCAGGCAGGCACGGAGGCGCAGGAGTCGTTCGTGGAGGCGGTGCGGACGCTGCGCGAGGCGGTGGCCAACCTTGCGCGCGACTGACCTGCTGCCCATCCTTGACCGCTTCCTGGAGACGGTAGCGCGCACCCGCCGCGAGAGGGCGCTGGCCAAGGCCACACAGCGCGCCGAGGTTGCCATTTCTCGGGCGTTTCAGGAGCAGGGCAGGGTATTCATCGAATCGTGGGAGCGAGCGGCGAAGCGGGCCGGTCTGCGCGAAGCCTCCCCGCCACCGCCACCACCACCGGTTGACCCGGCGTTGGCTGTCTCTTGGGAGCCCGCCTTCTCGGACGCGGAGATTGCCAGCCTGCAACTCTTTGAGGAGCCCATACAGGCGCTGGTTGAATCGGCTATACAGTCGGGGGCCCGGGCGGCGATAGCCGACCTATCGGCGGATATCTCGTTCACCCTGGCCAACCCCCGCGCGGTGGCCTTCCTGGAGCAGTACGGGGCTCGGCAGGTGACGCGCATCAACGAAACCACCCGTGACGAGATCCGGCGCATGGTGACGCGGGGCGTTGAGCAGGGGCTCTCCTATGACCAGGTGGCTAAGGACATCACCGCCCGCTTCCGCGAGTTCTCCGTGGGCAAACCCCAGCTGCACATCGACAGCCGGGCCCATCTGGTGGCGGTCACCGAGGCCGCCAACGGCTACGAAGAGGGCAGCCGGAGCGCGGTCGGTGAGCTGGAGGCGGCCGGTATCGAGATCGAGCACAAATGGCTCACAGTGGGTGATAGCCGGGTGTCTGACGGGTGCCGAAGTAATCAGGCGGCCGGGTGGATACCGAATGGCCAAGCCTTCCCCTCCGGCCACGAGCGCCCGCCGAGGTTCCCGGGCTGCAGATGCACGGCGCTCTACCAGCGCAAACCTACCCCGCAAGGGAGGTCCTGATGGAACTTGATGAACAGGCCCGCGCCAAGCTGGAGGAGATCCGCGCCATCCTCGAGCGTGGCGCCGAAGAACCCACCGCCGAGGCCGAAGACCTCACCCTCTCCGGCGACTTCGTGCCGCTGGTCGAGAAGGCCGTAGGCGCGAATGGCACCATGACCGTGAAGATCATCGCCCCCGGCCAAGGCTCCAGCGGTTACTACCCGGCCGAGGTGCTCGAGCGTGACGGCCCGGGTGTCTTCAAAGCCGGGACCAAGATGTACGTTGACCATCCGACGCCCACCGAGGAAGCCGAGCGCCCGGAGCGCAGCCTGCGTGACCTGGCCGCGGAGCTGGTGTCGGATGCTCGCTGGGAAGCGAACGGGCCCGCCGGCGCCGGCCTGTACGCCGAGGCCAAGGTGTTCGATCCCTGGAAGCCCTTCGTGGAAGAGCTGGCCCCGCACATCGGCGTGTCCATCAACGCCATGGGCAAGTACCGCGTGGGGGAAGTCGCCGGGAAGAAGACGCCCATCATCGATGCCATCGTGGCTGCCAAGAGCGTGGACTTCGTAACCACGCCCGGGGCCGGTGGACAGATTCTTTCCCTGTACGAAGCGGCACGCAACCGTGCCGTAGAAACCGAACCGCACAGCGGAGGTGAAGACGTGGACGAGACCAAACTGAGGGAAGCCGAGGCTGCGCGGGATGCCGCGCTCGCGGAGGCACAGGCCGCCAAGGAGCGCGCGGAAGCGCTGGAGGCGGAAAACGCACGCCTGAAGGAGGCGGACGTCCTGCGGGAAGCCCGGGCCTTTGTGGCCGAGGCGCTCCCCGCCGATCTGCCGGAGCTGACCCGCAAGCGCCTGCTGGAGACTCTCGCCGCCAAGCCGGTGCTCGCAGACGGCGCGCTGGATCGAGACGCCTACAAGGCGGCCATCGAGGCTGCGGTGAAGGCCGAGGTCGAGTATCTCGCCCAGATCACCGAGTCCGGCAAGGTCAAGGGCATGGGCGGCGAAGTCGGTCAGCCCGAGAGCGGCCAGCTCTTGGAGGCCTGGAAGGCCAAGTATCGCTCCGAAGGTTATGACGACGCGACCGCTGAGAAGCTCGCCCAGGTGGCGAGCGGGAGGTAAGCCAAGATGGCAGACAACATTGTCTCTTCGATCCTGCGCAAGACCTGGCCGGTGGTCGTCACCAACCCGGCCGCGCCCAACTCCGGCGACCCGGTCCGCTTTGGGAGCATGACCGGTATCGCCATGCTCGATGAAGGCGACGGCGGCGTGGGTGCCACCGAGACCGTGGTTGACTTCGGCATGTATGTGGCCGATCACCCCGTCACCGACGTGGTGACCGGTATCGCCGTGGGCGACACCGTGTACTACGTGGACGCCAACGACCGCCTGGAGAACCTGACCACGGGCACCCCCTACGGCATCGCCCTGGAGACGGTGGACGCTGGTCTCACTTCCACCATCAAGGTGCTCCACTGCCCGCACCCCGCTCTGGGGGCCGGCACCGTGGCTACCGCGTCTCTGGCGGCCGGTGTGCTCTCCGCCGATGTGGCCGGGCGCGCCAAGATGGCAGCCGGCTATTTCGACGCGGCCACCGCGCTCGATAAGTTCGGCGCGGACTCGCTCACCAACGCCGTGCTGCTGAACGCCGTCCAGAACGGGGCCTTTGCGGCCGATGCCGCCACCCGGGCGCTGTTCGCCGACAACTTCATCAACGAGGACAAACTCGATCCGACCGTGATGAAGTTCGCAGACGTCAAGCTGGAGAGTGCGGACGTCAAGGCGCTCAAGGCCACGCCCATCACACTGATCGCCGCCCCCGGTGCTGGCCTGGCCGTGGTGCCCATCTCCGCCGTGATACACCTGTCCTACGGCGGCACCAACGCCTTCACGGAGACGGCCGACGACCTGTCTATCGGCTGGGACGGCGGCGCGGAGATGCACGAGATCGAATCGACCGGCTTCATCGACCAGGCCAACGACGAGACCCGCTACATCACCTTCGAGCGTGCGGAGACCTTCGAGCCTGAAGAGAATACAGCCGTGGTCATCACCAACCTCGATGATGAGATCGCGGGCAACGCCGCCAATGACAACGAGATCCACATTCGCATCTACTACCGGGTGATCCCGACCGATGCGTTTATCGCGTAGACCCTGAGCTAACAGCTCCCCCGCCCCGAAGGGCCGCTTCTCGAGCGGCCCTTTTTTTATGCCCGCCCGACCATGGAGGTCAATCACATGGCTGAGTTCCTGCAGCTCATGGAAAACTGGAGGGGCTTCTCGCCGGCCACGGCGAAGCGCTTCTCCGAGGCCCAGCTCACCGAGGCCCTGCGCCTGGTGCGCAACGAGTACGGCATGAGCCGGTACGCGCATCAGCACGCCCTGCATGAGGCCATCACCACCTCGGACTTCCCGACCCTGTTCGGAGTGCTGGTGCAGAACGACATGCTGGCCAAGTGGCAGATCAACGTGCCCGACTGGAAGGCGTACTGCCCCACCGGCACGCTGCCCAACTTCAACATCCATACC